TATAAAGAACTGAGATCCCTGGAAACAGCAACCAAATACTACCTGGCTCGATAATATGATATTCAATAACTCAACCGAGTTCTCTCTGTATATTGAGGAACTGTCTGCAAACAAGCGATTGACCCATATGGATGCTGTTCTGTATTACTGCAAGGAAAACTATGTGGAACCAGAAGAGATCGCTCCATTGATCAGTATGGCACTGAAAGACAAGATCGCAATGAATATGCGGGCAGACCGCATGCTACCAGACAGCACCCCTATGCTGGATGCGTGATAATGTATAATTTTCTGACTGACCCAAAGTTTGTGCAACATAGACTGGATGGTGACTGTTATCTGTTCGAGGACATTCAGCATCCATTGCCAACCTGGGAAGATGTTATAGAAAATTTAAATACAAGCATCAAGAATGAATGGGAAGTCAAGTTCCTACCCCACCATGGGTTCGTCACTCATAATACAGAGATGATGCCATATGTCGGTGAGTTACTTGAATACATTTCCACTACAGATTCAAATGTTCCATCCTCGGCGCATTGTTACTTTTCCCTTACAGAGTTCTCACATACATTTGGTCATCATAATGACTCAAGTGATGTATTCTTTTGGCAGATCATTGGAAAGACAGAGTGGACTGTGGAAAGTAAGAATGGTACAATGGTATACATATTAAAACCAAACGATTTGTTGTTCGTGCCAAAAGGTATGTGGCACAATACTAAGCCAGTAACTCCCAGAGCAGGAATTTCTTTTGGTCTGGATTATCCGGAAGATATATGATAACTGGGTTTCGCTGTTACAAGTATTACATATCAATCAAGTTGCATTTCACCAAGGACAACTATAATGTCTTTGAGACTAGGGGTAATGTAAAGGGTTCTGAGGAAGCATTCATTTCCAGGAATGACCGATATATATTTGAGAGGATAGCAAGGAAGTATGATACCGACCAAAAGGTGATACGATATTTTGTGGCAAACTTTAGTTACGGCAATGATGCGGTAGTGTACAATGAGAACGATGCCGAGGATAATTTGCTGGAGTGGAATCGTCGGAGAGAAAGTCTCACTAGGGTATTTGAGAACGACCTACATGAAGTGGTATTACAGAAGGAAAAGAATAACCTGTCCAGAAAACAAATATTTGAGTTCAACCTGGATAGTTATCCTCTACTTCTCAAGATGTACATAGGAAAGAAAGTCACGATTGAGACGATGTTCCTGTTAAATAAACTTGACGGATATCTGAAATTGTGGCATAATAGTTCTATGCTACTCTGGGAAGAAGAGCGAAGAAGGATTGAGAAGTGCGAAGGGTTCGTGAAGTTTGATCCCGTAAAACTATCTCAAATTTACAATAACTTTATAGGAGAGTTAGACTAAAATTATCATGGGAAAGACACGAAGATACTACATAGATAAGTTTGATGAGAAACAAGAAGGTCGGTTCACGGGAAACAAAAAGGTGAAGGGTATGAAGGTACTAAATACCATTGATGAAGACGAATCATCAGATCCCTTTGTAGATGAGGCAGGAGTGACTGATCAAATCTTTATCACACATACTAAACATACTAATTAATACGATACTTAAAAGGAAATAATATGGATCTCAATACGTTACGTAAGATGCGCAATACCGACTTCGGTAAGATTGCACAAGAGTTTGCAAACATCTCCACTCCAGGAACAAGCAAGTCATATCAAGATGACCGGATCTGGAAGTTAGAAGCAGACAAGGCAGGCAATGCCTCTGCCACCATTCGCTTTCTGCCTAAGACAGAGGGTGATGAACTACCATGGGTCAAGGTATTCTCACATGCCTTCCAAGGACCGACCGGTAAGTGGTACATCGAAAATTCATTGTCAACAATTGGACAGGAAGATCCACTGGGGCAACTGAATAGCAGTCTTTGGAACTCTGGTTCCGATGCCAACAAAGAAATCGCCCGCAAACAAAAGCGTAAGTTGCATTTCTATGTAAACATTCTAGTTGTCAGTGATCCTAAGCATCCTGAGAATGAAGGTCAAGTCCGTCTATTCAAGTTTGGTAAGAAGATCTTTGATAAGATCATGGATAAGGCACAACCGACTTTCGAGGATGAAAAGCCAGTCAATGTGTTTGACTATTGGGAAGGTGCAGACTTCAAGTTACGTCAGCGCAAGGTTGAAGGATATCCTAACTACGATCAGTCAGTGTTTCTGGAACCATCGGCAATCGCCGAGGACGACGAGACAATTCTGAAGATTGCAAATGCCCAGCATAAGTTGGCAGAGTTTACAGATCCAAAGAACTTCAAGTCATATGATGAACTGAAGAAGAAGTTGGAGATGGTTCTAGCAGCAGGTGGAGTTGCTTCTAAGACTGCTTCGGATATGATGGAAGAGGAAGTGTCGAGTTACTCGGCTCCAGTTGCAAAGAGCAAGGCAGCACCTGAACCAAAGGTGAGCCGTGCTTCAGCAATTGAGGAAGATGATGATTCGCTTGCTTACTTTCAGAGCATAGCAGATGCGGACTAAGTAGTAACTGCTCCAGGAAAACCACCTTCGGGTGGTTTTTCTTTATCAAGCATATGACTTATCGATATATCTATTGTAGGTTTGGTCTGCGTTCTCAGGTGAATGCTTATACGAGATAACTGTATGCTTATCAGACTTAAAATTAGTGGTTGGAGCAACGACCACACTGGCAGATACCCCACCTTGAGCAGCACCGGCATTGTCGGCAGACTTGCCGTATACCGTTGCGGCAGTGGTTGGTTTTATGGCAGATGCCTTTGCCAATTCTTCCTGTGTGGAGAAAGAATTGCGGTTACTCATCTGCTTATTTCTTTGTTCCTGCGTAGATTCAACATTCCCCTTATTTGCCGGTGCCAAGTCAGTTGTTGTGGGTTCTCCAATGGAAAGTCCCAGATGTTTGTTTATGAATGCAGTTGCGTCTGGGAATGCTGCCTTGAATACCAACCCAACGAAATCTACCATAGAGGTAAAAAATTCCTTTACGTTGTCGATGATATCACTCATTGCATTTATTACATTGTCTTCGAACCATGCGCCGACATCATCGGTGAAGGTTTTCTTGAACCACTCTGGGTCAACTAATCCCAGGGTAAGACCGGAAAACAATCCAGCAAGACCTGCTGATATTATGTCTTTCCATTCTGCACCATCCACTGCTGCTCTAACTCCGTCCATGATACCGTTCAGAATAGAGAGTGGCAATGCTATTTTAACAAACAAAGCTCTAAACAAAAGACGTAAAGCAGCACGGGAAAATACTGCCTTTAATGCTCCAAGAATGGCAGACTTCAATGTAGTGAGAATTCCAAGTAATGCATTGGCACCGAGTATCCCAGTGGCAATATCCCATGCCCCTGTCTTCTCTGCAACCTTCTCAGGACCCGCTTTCACAACTTTATCTCTTTCCACACCAGTGGCAATTCTTTTCAGTAATTTTGATTGTTCGTCCACTTTGGCGATTTGTTCATCTCTTGCCTCTGGATCACTGGACTTTCCTAATCTAGAATCTTCGTTCTGTAGTTCTCCTGCTAATTTCGCGCGTAGTTTAATCTCTTCGGATAGACTGATCTGCTCATCGGAAAATCCTTGGCGTTTCATTTTCTGTATGTATTCTTCGTTCTTTATGATAGCATTCTGAATCTTCTGTTGTCTATCAAAACTGGCAGAGACTTCTCGCTCATATTTCTTATTGAATTTTTGTATGCTTTCCCCTGCTGCCTGTGCCGCTGACTTCTCAAGTTTTATTCTGGTGGTAACGTAGTCCTTCTTTTCTTCTCTATTCTGGAGCATGTTATCTAATACGCCACCAGTTCCTTTCTTGACAACACCCATCTTATCCAAGATACCACGCACGGTGAATAAGTCCTTTATATTGCCACCAATGCCGGCGATCTTGGTTCCGATATTTTTCTGTTGCCTTCTTCCAGTTGCTATGTCAGTTATATTTTGTATGCTATTGTTTAAATCGTCAAACTGTTTCAGCAGTTTATCATCCGCTGCTTCTTTCTTGTTTGCTCGAATTTCATCGAGTTTCATTTGCCTTTCGGATCTATCATTTGCCAACTTGAAATATTTTGTGGGCGATGGTGAGGCACCTGATGCTGCTATCCCAGGTATTGCTGCAGCAGAAGGACCGAATTGCGCAGCTAATTCTGCAAGAGTCCCATGAGGAGTCCCACCAGAATTGGCCGCTGCTACTTCTGCTAATTTTGCTTGGGCAGCGAGAAGTTCGTTCAGTTTTGTCATTGCCATTATATTACCTTTTTATTTTTCTAACCTCTGTTTTTCTTCTTCTAAGAATCGTATTAGAAGCGATATGTACACATCTCTTTCAAACGGGATCATTCCCTCAATTTCCGTAAGAGAGTATTTGTGATATTGCATCAATGCAAAGTTAAGTTGGTAGTAATTTTGCAAATCTTCATGACAGAGGTTTATTAAAAAAAACTGTTAATGCCTTCCAGAACCTTGTGATGTGCTTTGTTACACACAGGACAAGTATAGTTTATCTCTTTCTTGAGTCTTGGCATTGTTTCAAAGAATGTTTGAATATTCTTGAATTGTTCCGGAGTTAGGTTTTCCACAAAGGCAACCAATTCTTCCTTGGTCTGTTCCTTGGCATGGAATAACTCTGATCCAGTATAGATAGATTCAATGGAGTCAATAATAATCGATACCACTTGATCGAAGTCGGAACTATCTACATCATCGACCAACTTCATCATGTCCATGGTTGGATACTTCATTATCACTCCAACATCGGCAAATAGTGCTATCTTATTTGTATGTGTCGGTACTTTTGTTACTTCCAGTGTGGTAAGATCAATTACTACCCGCGCCTTTGCCTTTGGGTCATCGGGGCAATCGTCGCAACCGAATAGTAACTCAACATTCTCGCCAACTGACTTAGCACGGATCTGACAGAAAAGGTACTCAAGATCAAAGGTTGCTAACTTATTGACATCTAACTCATCCAGGACACATGCCTTG